TAATCATATTTCTTAATAAACCTGCTGTTTGACCTTCAATACTTAAATCTTCTTGTTCTTCTATTACTTCACCACCTCTAGCAAATTTTAACATTCCTACTGGTTCCATACTATGTCCTGATTTACCTAACATACCTAAACCTGTTGAAGCAAAATCTATGCCTTGTGCTATTTCTTTATCACCTTTTAATCTTTCATATTCTTTTTTTGAAATTGTAACTGTTCCACCTTCTTCATAACCGGATCTTAAACTAGCTATACCACCTTGAGCATATCCATAAGTTGTTAACATAGTGTCAATATACTCTGGTTCATAACCTGCTCTTGAAAAGATAGCTGTTAGTTGTGCTCTTCTTTCACCTCTATCTAAATTTCCTCCAAGAGAATCATTATATTTATCTATTTCTTCTTGATTAAGTTCTGCTAATTGTGCAGCTGCATCTACTGAACCTTGAACCCCTATCATTTTTAAATTGTTTCCTAAACCAGAAACTCCTTCTGCATTTAAATATTTTGAACCAGAACCTTTAGCAGCCAATTGTTTAGCTTGTTGTGTAAAAAAACCTTTGTCTCCAAATTTTAAAGCTTCAGATGTTCCTGTTGTTCCTGTTGTTGCAAACTTTCCTAAACCTTGTCCTATAGCTGAAGGTGCTGCTGCGAATGCACCTGTTCTTAATATATCTTTAAAATCTGCTTCGTCGTCTGTTAATCCTTTTGTAGCCGCTGCAGCCATAAATTGTCTTGTAGCTAAATTTCCAAAAATTCCGCTACCTGCTGCTCCTGGTCCTACCATTGCGGCAGCAATATAAGGTGCGAAAGGTCTTAGTTGTTTAGGTATTGCACTACTAAATACTTTTGAAACTTTTTTAACTGCTTTTTTAGCTGCTCTAAATGGATTGAATCCCATAATTTATATCTCTATTTTTATATTGTTGAAATGCAAGTTGGCAACTCTTGATATAGCCTTTAACCTACATTTTACTTGTTTTTTTGTCTCCAGTCAATCTATTAGATAATGTTAGTTTTACTACCTAAAGGTATACCTATCATTTTCATATGTACACTTCTTGAAACATGCTCTGCTTTAGTGTCTGTATTAACATTTTGTACATCTGTTAACGCTTCAGCATCAGAGTTATACTCTTGACCTGTATTTAAATTTTTAAGAGTTATCTCTACTCTAGGTGTATAGATGGGTACTTGTTTACCATCTATTGTTTCATATCTTATTGATTCTTTTTGTTCTATAAAAGCCATTATCTATCCTCTCTGTTCATTTCTAATAAGCTAACTGTTATATCAGGTCCGGTGATATCTGACAACATTTTTAATTTATTATTCTCTTCTAAGACCAATACATTTATTATAAATTCTTCATTAGCATCTGCTGCTATGGTTTTTTTACCATAGAAATAAGTTGTACTACTTGATTCAATTTTAGCTGTAACTATAGCGGAACCAGCACCTTCATTATAAACATGAATAGATTTAACTAAAGCTCTTGAATTACTTGGAACTGTATAAACATCTTGTTCAGTACCAGTTATTAAATCAGTATTTATTTTTTTATATATATTAGCCATTAAAAAATGTAAACCTTTCTTGGTTTTCTCTTAAATCTCTTAGGTAGGTAGAATTTAATTGTTCTACTATACCAGTAAGACTTCTTATAATTTGTCTTTGGTTATCTTGAGTATATTCTTTTCTAGGTTCTGGTATTCTTACATTAATTTTAGCCATTATCTTCTTCCATCTGGTTGTATATCAACTTGAAATGTTCCGAATCTCCATGTTTCACCAACGTTTATATTTTCTATTTTAATACTTGCATATCTTCCTCTTGCTCTAGTATCCTTATACTGTGTAGTAGAGGTAATTGTAAAGGGACTAAATGATGAGTTACCTGCCAAATTTGCAGGCCAATCACTTACACCAATAGTAACTAAACTACTTCCTGTTAAAACTTTAAAGTTAGGTAAAAATCTACGCATTGCTAAAAACAATTCACTTGATTTAGGATCTATAGAAAAATCATAAGACCTAACAAAAGAAGTTAATGTTGTAGTAGAACCATCAGGATTAATTTGATCATTTCCTGTTTCATGTTCAAAAAATACTGTCTGACCTAAACCTGTTTCCCCAATAACAACAGGAAAAGTTCCTGTATCTATACTATTATATTTAGTCGCATAAGGTCTTGGATAAATTAAAGTATCAATCCAACTCGTTCGAATAGAATTAGTGTTTATATTAGTATACCAATTACCTGTAGGTAATGGTACTTCTTGATTAGTAACTCCATAATTATAAACTACAGATCTATTATTAAAATCTGATCCTTGAGTTGGATACCACCAAGTTACTTCTGTAAATAAGTTATTTAAACCTGCACAAATTTGTTGTCCTTTAGTTGTATCAATATCATCAAATACATAATCTTCAACACTACAAGGTAATGTTTTAACTGTACCATCAAAAGCAAAGAATCCATTATTGCTCATCCAGTAAGCTATACCATCTATTTCTGTTACTGCATTTTTTCCAATCAATCCACAGTTCGTGCCCACCTGTTCAAAACCAAATGTAAAGGGAGCTCCTACAAATTTCATTGTGTAAAGAGCATTGTCTGTCCATACAAGAATAGTTTCCTTAGCCACCAACGCTCCGACGATCCGCGTTCCATCTTGTAATCTAAATGTACCGGCCGTGTTTGTAGCTAATACGTCGTAAACGTTAATTTCTTCATTAGCAGAAAATTTAATAAACATATCATCTTGCGTAGTACTATCATTGGCAGTTGTACATGTACCAAAATGAATTAAATGTCTTGTTGTTGGAGATACTAAACTTACTCTAGAAGCAACAGGGTTATTGTTAGTTTCAAAACTTGTCGTTAATTGAGAAGCGCGGTTTGTAAACTTTGCTGAAACACTAGAATCCCAAGTAAATGTTTTACCATTTGCAATCGTTGCAACTAATACATCACCAAAAGTATCTAATGACCATAGTCCTGGTTCTAGAACAATTGTTGCTGCATCTACAGGTGATCCCCATCCTGCAAAATCTGTTGCATCTCTAAGTGTTGCAACTAAACTCCAATTTCCTGCTGTAGTTCCGCTAATTCCTCTAGTAAGATTTCCTAAATAATTTCCACTTTTTAAAGTATAACTAAAAAGTTCATCTCCTGTTAATGAAAATTCACCATCTGCTAATATAGTTCCACTAGCTGGGAAACCACTTGCGTCTATTAATAGAATAGTATTTGAAACAATTTCACCTGATAGATGACTAACAGCACCAACTCCTCTAACTGCTCCTGTTAATTCATTGGCTACATTACCTGTATAAGTTATGACTTCAGTGTTAATCATAACAGTACCTGTTGATCCATAAATAGTAGAATCGACTAATGGTATTACGGTATCAGCATCAGTAATTCCTGCACTTAAAGTAGTTGTTAAAGAACCATCTGTAGCATTTATAGCTATATTTAATTTAGTAGTGGCTACACCTGCAACAGTTCCACCATAAGGTCCTACACCAAATCCATAACCATAAGTTTGTTCGGCAGGACCAATATATGCATAGGGTTGTACTGTCATAGTTCCACCTGTTGCAACGACTGCACTTGCTTGATTTGCAGAATTAATTGTGAATGTTGTGGGAGAAGGAACACTTAAAACTTGAAATAATTTATCTTCAAAATCAGTTGCACTTAATCCAGTACCACCGGGTAAAGTTACACTATCCAATACAATCATATCTCCTTCTATTAAATCATGATCGGTAGGTGTAGTAATAATACAATTTTTGTTAGAAGTACTTGTAGTTGCTAATGTACAGGTAGTAAGAAAAAGTGGAGCGCCTACGGCATTTGTTCTCCAAGGTGTAATATCATAAAGAATACCTTCAAAATAAATAAGTAAAAATTTATCAGTTCCAATAGCTACATATCTATTTCCTACTTTATCTACAAAGGGTATTGTTTTTCTAGCTACACCAACAATAGTATCATTAAGTAAAGATGACCAGCCTCCTACTTTTTCAGGAAGTCCATATCTAAATCTTGTATTGTCTGAATCTACCCAACGTGCTGTTGCACCTACTGAAGTATCTTGCTTGTCTATTCCGGGAGCGAATTTAATTTCTGTGAGCATGTCCTGCTCCTATACTGTGTTAGTCTTATAAGTCCAACCTTGAGTAGCATTTACATACACAAGTGTAATAGCTTGTCTGTTGGTATTCAAAACTACATTAGAAGCAGCTCCTAGAATATTAAGACTGTTATTAGCTAAAGTACAATTATTTGATAAGAAAGAATTATAACCATCTATAACCACAATCTCATCTCCAACAGTTGCTGCCGCTGGTAAAGTTACAGTAACTGGGTTAGTTCTTGTATCTACAATTAATTGATCTCCTGCAACTGCAAGATAAGGTGAATTAGAATCACTAATAGAGTTGTATCCTTTATTTAACATCTTAATAGATGTTAAAGTATTGGCTCCATCAGATACTAATAATAAATTAGATCCCACTGGAACAGCAGTAGCTGTAGCTTGTCCTGTTGTTAATACACCAATTGTATAATTGGTTGTTGTTCTAGAAGTTGCATCTTCAATAAAGAAAACTCTATTAGCATTTCCACCTGATGTGGTTGCTGGCATAGTAACTGTACAATTACCTACTAAGGTTCCTGTAAGTTTAAGAAATATATTTTTACCATTAGCTCCAGCATCGCCGTCAGCTAAACTTAAAGTAACATTACCAGTACTTAAAGCTACTGTAGCATATCCTGATGATGCGGTTTGTAAAATTTGTAAATTAGTATTTTGAATAGTTCCCCATAGACCAGCTTTTTCTCCTGTGGCTACAAGTTCTAATGATAGGTCTGTTGAGTAAGTTGATGCCATATTTTAATAAGGTTTAATTGGTGTCCATACCATAGTTGCTCCGGGTATAATTTCGTTCCAAGTAATTATTCCTGGTTGTTTAGTATTTAATGTAATTGGTGTTCCATTAATAATTACATCAGCTGTCCCAACTATTGTAACTGTTCCCGTACTCATAGTCAATGGATTTCCAGTAACATCAGCAACCGCTGTTCCCGATGCTATAGCCGTACCATTAGCCATTATTAATGGCGATCCAGTTACACCTGTCTCACTCGTACCTGAAATAGTTAAAGTTCCAGTTCCTAAAATTAAAGGATCTGCACCAGATTGTTGAATAATACTTGTTGTAGCAATACCAATAGGTCCAATACTTGCAATTAAAGTATTACCAATAACATTAACATTTACACTGTTTACATCATTTACTGTTGAAAATGGAAATCTAGCGAATGAATCGAATCCGAATAACATAAAATATAATCCTTATAAAGATAGGTCTTTTAACTTTATTTTCTTAAAGAAGGTATTCCTAACATAGGTCTTTTATCATACAAATTGTCTTTTGCAAACTGTCCATTTGCATGGTTATAGTGAAGAAACACTTGACCACATAATTTGCCTTGAAAAGGTTCTCTCCAATGCTCTAATTCACAACCAGAGTATATAATCATATCACCTGGTTTAAGATCAATTCTTACACCTTTAGGTGCATCAGATTTCATTATACCTTGATATTCATCAACA